TGTTCTTGTGTCCACTCTACTTGAACATTTGCTTTTTTAAGTAGAGGGTTTCCAAGATAGTGGTTTATATCCGACATATGACATTATCTATCCTTGTATTTCCATTACAATTATTCTAGTTGGTACAGCTACTTCAGCGGTATCACCACGACCTCCTAATACAACATCAGGAGTACTGCCTGCTGCTATTTGTATTTTATAAGTTATTTGAGAAGTTGTTGATGGGCTGTCTATAAAAGAATTTGAAAATGCATACATATTATAAGTATTAGTTGGTAATGCCGTCATAAAATCATTATAAGAACTACCACTAGTTCCACTACCTATTTCTGTACTTCCCCTAAAAAGTTTAATACGACATCTTTGTCCATTAGAACCTTCACTTGCTAATGTTCCTGAAACTGTAATTAATATTTTAGAAGAAGTAGAGCTAGGTGTTATATCTACAGATACCCCACAATCAACAAAAGTTGTACCTGACGTTGATAAAAATCTATCAGTTCTTCCACCTTCTTTTACTTGCAAAATAGTGTCAGAAGGAAATGCACGTGCTTTTAATTTTGTTAATGCCATGTTATATTCCTTAATTAATTCCAAATAATTTTATATTTCCAAACTCTATATTACCACTTCCAAAAAATAGTTTAAGTCCATTCACTACTTTTGAAGCACTAGCAGGTCTAAAAGAAGTACCAAACATATTAAAGGTAGGATTACCATTAGTATCCCCTTGATTTAATTGACCCTCCATACAACAAGGAAAATTAGTTGAGTTAACATTTGTAATTCTTGCATTTAAATAAACACCCTCACCAGTATTATTACCAGTTGTATATCTTGTAAATCTCATATAAGATGCTGTATCAGCTGTACCTACTGCACCACCATCAGCAGGAAATGTTTCAAAACCGTAATTACTACCACTATCAACAACACCACCAACAAAAAATCTACCCTCAAAATGAACACCATCACTTGCTGGATGTAAGTTTGCAATTAGTTGGTAATCATCATATGTAGAATTTATATGAGTGGATGTAATATCATAATCTGCTACTGGACTAGATATTGTTACATCTAACAATTTAACTAGGTCGGAAGTTATTCCAGCTGGATTAGTTGCAAAAGTAACTTGTCCACCAGATGCAATTGTCATGGCATTTGTACCACTTGAACTTTTAATTGTAGTTCCTCTAATATCTGGTGCAGTAAGTGAACCACCTACCGTAGAATTACTTGTTACCTCTAATGTATGACCAGATGTTATTATAACTTTGTTTGCATTACCACCAGAAGTTTGACCTTGAATATTTGTTACTGTTATTTGACTCATCTACCTTATACCCCTATTAACTTATAACCACCAAAAAATGTAAATGAATCACCAGCTCTTATTGGTGGTGTACCACTACCATTATACATACTAACGTCAAAATAATCAGTAGTATTAGATACTCCTATTGTACTCACACTTACAGAGAAACTATGACTGCCTGAAGGGACTCTCGTTTCTACAAGTGCAAACCCTGAGCCGTTTTTTCTAATTGATATAAAAAGAGTTGAATTACTTCCAAATGAACCAGTACATTGACCAGAAGCAAATAAAAAGTATTTTCCAGCTACGCCTGGAGTAAATCTACTAGTACTAGTATCAAATTTATTATCAGTATCATATATTTCATGATTAAAAGTTACAACAGTATTTGTTGCTTGTGAAATAGATTGATTACTATCATTTTTAGTAACGTAAAAACTAGGAGTATTAGATAATCCAGCTGGATTAGTTGCAAAAGTAACTTGACCACCAGCTGCAATCGTCATTGCGTTTGTACCACTTGTACTTGCAATGTTATTAGGTCTTATCTCACCGAAAGTTGAAGCACCAGTAAATGTTGAAGTACCACCAACTGAAAGATTATTACCAGCTGGTATGGATATAGTACCACTTCCAGATACAGTTTCAATTGAGTCTACTTTAATTTTTGATGACATTTCAATTCCTACTTAATTGCTGTAATTGTTAGTATTGGTGGTGAAAGGTATATATCTGTTGAATTTCCATCCCAGTTTGTTGCACCGTGTATTCTTGCAGCTTGTGAACCACTATTATTACCTCTACCGCCTAGTCTTAAAGTTTTTGCACTTGTCCAAGATGTAAATCTTCCAAATGCAGTACTATCAGAAGAAGCATTACAATCTATGACAAATCTAAATACTGGTGCATTAGAAGAGTAAGGAACATATGACCTTCTGGAGTTTGTTACCTCTGACCCATCAATTTCTAATCGTGCATGAAAATATGCGTATGATGATAGTGGAGTGACATTAAAACAAAACTCATATACAACTCTTGTTGTACCAGCTGGTGGTGTATATGATATTGTTGAACCAGTAACAGTTGTATTACCACTACCTAGAACAATATCTTGATATGCAGTTACATTTTCAAAAGTATAACTTCCACTTCCAACTGTTACTGTACTACCATCTGCAAGACTTGTTAAAGTTTCCAAAACAGAACCAGCACCAGCAATGTTATTAGTACCACTTACTGTTAAGTTGCCTGTGACTGCAAGATTACCACCTACAGACGTATTACCAGTTAAAGTTGAAGTACCAGCAACTGAAAGATTATTACCAGAGGGTAGTGAAATTGTTCCAGTACCAGCTCTTGCTGAAATCGAATCTACTTTAATTGCACTCATACGATTGTTACACTTCCGTTAATTGTTAATGTTATACCACTTGCAATTGTCAATGGCCCAGCTGCAAGTGAATTAGTACCAGCATCAAAAGTTAAATTTGTATCAAGTTGTGCTTCATGCACTCTAAATATATCTTTTAATCCACCACCAGAATCACCTTTGAAAGAACCACCACCAAATGCACCAGCAGATATTCTTTTTAATGATGAAGTAGAAGTATCTAAAACTATTACTTTATCATTACTTGGGTCTAAATCTCCATCTGCAAGTGTTGTTGCATTTCCTTCAATTGAAGTATTTCCAACTTGTGTCAATGTGGACATATTATTTTCCTTTTAACATTTTTTGAAGTTCTGAAGTTGAACCGACAAACAATGCGTTAGTTACATTCTTCGGTGCGTTATTTGGAACTTCTTTTAATTTCTGCATCTTGATTTGTAAATCACCTAACTTTTCTGTAACATCTGCAACTTGTTTAATTAGATTACCAGCAACTTCATATGAACGAGGGTGTTCACTTTCTTTTGCGAGTTCTAATATTCCATCTATTGCATCTTGTCCTCTTTCTACTAAACGATAGAAGTTTTCTCTCTGATATTTATAATCATTGTCAACTTCTTCTGGTACTTTTACATTTGGTAATGTTACCGTAGATGTACTTGTTTCCACAACATCTGTAATACCTAAAACATTATCTAAAACATCTACAGAACTTTTCATCTTTTTATCCTACTAAAAAACCACTAAAACTAGTCATTGTTCCAAAGTAATCTAAATTAGCGTGCATTGCTCTAACATCAACTGTATCATTTGCACTTAAATTTAACAAATGTGAACCAGTTGAACCAAAGTCACTAGTACCAATACCTTGTGCTAAATCACCGAATAAAGGATAAGATGCATTTGAATGATTATAAACTGTATCATTTATTGCAACTCCCCAAGCATTAACTCCAGCATCATTATTGACATACATTCTAATATTAAATTGATATAGACCAGCAATTGGTGCAGTAAATTTATAAGTAGATAAATTAAAATGATTACCTAAATTAAATTTTGCTGTATTGAATTGGATTAAAGTACCAGCACCAATATTACTAAACCAATCATTCGTACTATTGTAAACGAAAAATGCTGGTATTACACTCCTACTAACACGACCACTTGTGTCAATTGTCATTGCAGAAGTATCGTTTGTATGACTAATATTATTTACAAATAATGTACTCATTTTTTTATCCTACTTGTTGAAATGTGCATTGTGTTCCATTATCACCAGTATAAAGGCTTGTATTACCTTGAACATAAACATGAAATGCAACTCTTTGTGTAGATACATTTGTTATTTCAATGAGTGACTGACAAAAAGAAGTTGACCAACCACCATCTGTCCATATTCCATTTAAACTTCTTACAAGTTTACTATAACTATTACCACTATCTGATGAATATTTTATCTGTCCTCCAGCATAAGTTCTGTTGCCACCACTAGCTTGACATTGAAATTGAGCTTGAATTAAAAATTTACCAGTATGAGGAAACGTAAATATTCCACTACTGTGTGTCATTGATGCTCCTAGTGTTGTATGTGGTGCAGATAAAGTTGTCCAATTAGTTATTAACTCTTGTGCTGAAAATGTTACATGGTCAGCTATCCTAAACGAAGCAATAACCATTTTTGATGGAGTCATTGTACCGTTGTTATTTACTGTCATTGCAGCTGTTCCACCAGTATGTGCGATATTTTGTACTTTAAGTGTTGATGCCATTATGCTAAATCTCCCCCAACCATACCCATTATGTATTCACAATCTAATGCAGTTCCACCACTACTAATATTTTTTGCTCTTACAAATCCTGCTCCAGTTGTTGCTGGATTTTGATATAAACCATAAGAGTTCATACTTGTAGGATTACCAGAACCATTCGTTCCAGCTGTAAATGCAAAATTTGCATTGCTCATAGAGTTAGTAAAGGTATGAGTAAAATCTCCAGTTCCGTTATCTGTAAAACTACCTATATTGAAAGAGTCTCTGTAGGCATCATCCTCTTGTAAATTAAACCATACTTTAACTAACGATTGCACAGTATTCTGTGATGCACTACCACCATCTGCAACATAAGTAGAAGTATTACCTATCTTAATATTTGTGCCACCACTACCTGCTTTATTTAAAATTGTATCTACATTTACATTATCTGATGTTATTGTTCCAGCCATTTTATTTCCTAAATTATCGTTAGATTACCTAATACTATTAAATTTACTGTACCAGAACTTGATACCGTTAATGGCCCAGCTGCTGATGCGTTATCACCAGATGCAATAGTTACACTAGTATTCAAAGTCGATTCATTCACACGAAAGATATCACCTTTACCATTTGTTGCATCACCTCTTGTTGCCCCATTTTCACCAATGAAAAATCCAGCACCAGAAGAACCAGAAAACTTTGCATCTGTTACTGCATTATTTGCTATATCTGCTGTTGAGATTGAACCATCTTCAATTGAACGACTATTTATTTTTCTGATTGCCATATGTTTATTCCTTTTTAGTATTTAGGAGACATCATCATCCTCACCAGTTACCTCATTAAAATTTTGTGCATCTTGAAAGAATGATGTAGTTTCGTTAAATCCAAAATTGTCATCTGCATCTGCACTAGATGGTGACGGTGCGACTGTATATCTTTGTTCTCTCTTAGGTGCATTGACTTGGACATCTGTATACTGGTCAACTTGTACTGACTTAATAACTTTCTGGTCTGTAACTGGGCCATATAGATAAAACTTAGATGTAAATGTAAGAGTATACATTAATACTCTTCTTTCTGTAAAATCACCCTCATAAGAATCTTCGTATGAAACTCCATTTAAAATAATTGGAACATCTCTTGTTGTACCCATTGCAGTATTATCATTTAATGTAATTGTATAATCTGGTTGAAAGAATGGAAGTATTTGTTCAACTATCTGTAACGCATCATCAGAGTTCTTCGCCATCACTACTAACGAAAAATCCATATTGTATGGAACAGGCATAAATTGTGAACTCATGGTTTTCCCATCAGTTGAAGAATTTACTTTTTTTAATTTTTGTATTGAATTAAGTTTTCTAGATGCATCATAAGATATTCCAGATATTTCAAAACCTATTCTTGGTAAAGTAAGTGCAACCTTTTTTGTTAGAGTTGCATCTTCTCTTAATCTTGTCAAAAACTTTTGTTTTGGGCCATATGCAAGTGGAACTTTCATACTTTGTGTCACTTCACCAGAACTATTTGTTCTTACAATATTAATATTATTAAAGATTGTTCCAAAGGCTACCACAACCTTTCGCATTGTTTCATGGTAAAATTGTTGTCCTAACATATTATCCTACTTTCCCTATATCACCGAATGGATTAGATTCTGTAAAATCTAATATCGTGTCATCTTGTTTATCAAAGAAATCATTCATTGCATTTTCATCAATTGTGTCAACAACAAAACTCTCTTGTATTATATAGTCACCATTTTCTAGTAACACTTGTCCAGCACCATCTTCAAGTGTTAACTGGTGTTGTAACATATCCAGAGAGTTTGCATCTTCAATTGCATCAATCTCTGCGATACCAGTATCCAAATCCTCACCAGAATACTGAAAGGTTTTACATTTTAATTTAAACGCTGGAATATTGTGAACTTGATAGAAAGGGTCATCATGGTCTACAAAAGATATCTCAAACATCTTTTTTACTTTGTCAAAATAAATTAAGTCACCCTCATTGGGTCTTGTCTTGATAATTAAATTATTATCTGTTGATACAAGCTGTTCAAATCTTCTTCTTGATACAACAAATGTAACATCTTCGTTCATTTGTAAACCAAACTTGGACATGATTTCTTTTTCACCCTCATATCCTTCTACATTTTCAAAGTACATTTCTATCTGATACGCATCACCAAATTTAGACAATACATCTTCTCCAAGAAGTTCATCTTCCTTAACTAATGTTCTTGGAATGTAAAAAACATCTTGTCCATAAATCTTGAGTTGTTCAATCATTAAATCTTCATATAGATTTTTTTCAGATTGAGTTCCAGTATTGAAATATACGTTTGTTCCCATAACTTATCCCATCATGTAATCTGGTGGTAACTCATATGCAAGTTGAATTTGTTCTTCTAATTTTTCTAGGTCTGCTTGTGCTTCTTCAAAAAT